GGTGCGCAGCCGCGGGGCTTCGCGATTTTGTGAACCCTGAAATTTCCGCAACGCAACGTGAACCTAGCACAGTTCGCCGATCGGCACGGCGTTGACCGGTCGACCGCGAAGCGCTGGAAGGACAAGGGCCTAGTCAAGTGCGGCCGCGGCGGCGACGTCGACGTCCGGGCCAGCGATCGCAACCTCAAGGCGAAAAAGCTCGGGAAATTCGCGGTCGAGAAGAAGCCGGCGGTCATCAAGGAGGCTGGCGGCAGCGAGGTGACGCTCGCTGACATCGAGCTTCGCAAGCAACACGCGCTGATGCGCGGGCACGAGCTCGAGGTCGCCGAGGAAGAGGGCCGGCTTGTCGACGCCAGCGTTGCGCGCAACGAGGCGACGCGGATCGGCCGGCTGATTCAGGACACGCTTGCGACGATGGCCGCTCGACGAGCTCACGAGATCGCCGGCGAGCTCGGCGTCGAAGTTGGTCCGGTATCGGCCGCGCTCGAGAAGCACATCCGGCTCGAGCTCAAAGAGATCGCCGGTAGCCTGTGAACCTCATGCACGAGCGGACGCTCGAGGTCGTCCGCGAAGCGTTTCAGCGCGCGCTGACGCCACCCGATCCGATCATGGTGTCGGAGTGGGCGGATCGGTATCGAATGCTTTCCGGCGTAGGAGCGTCGGAGCCGGGCCGGTATCGCACGGACCGGACGCCGTACATGCGCGAGATCATGGACTCGCTGTCGATTCTCTCGCCAGTGAAGCGCGTCGTGTTCATGAAGCCTTCGCGTATTGGCGGATCCGAGGGCGGCAACAACTTCCTCGGGTACGTCATCGACAACGCGCCCGGGCCGTTCATGCTCGTGTCACCAGGCGAGGGCCCGGCGAAGCGCTACGTCGATCAGAAGATCAACCCGCTGATCGAGGGCACGCCGCGAATACGCGATCGCCAACGCCAGGGCAGAGGGCCGAGCGCTCGCTTCTCGAAGGTCTTCGACGCGTGCGTCTTCATGGTCGCGAACGCGGCGAGCGCGATGACGCTGCGCATGCTCGATGCGCGGTTCCTGATGTGCGACGAGGTCGACGCATATCCGCACGACGTCGACGGCGAAGGCGATCCGCTCGATATCGCGTTGAAACGCACAGCGACTTTCGGAGCTCGCGCCAAGCAGTACATCGTCAGCACGCCGCTGATCAAGGGCACGAGCCGCGTCGAGCATTACTACTTGCTCGGCGACCGGCGGCTGTACTTCGTCCCGTGTCCGCACTGCAACGCAATGCAGGCCCTCGAGTGGGCGCAGCTCCGATGGCCCGAGGGGCAGCCGCGGAAGGCGGTATATCTCTGCGTGTCGTGCGCTCGAGCGATTCTCGATCAGCACAAGACGGCGATCCTGCTCGCCGGCGAATGGCGGCCGACGGCCGAGGGCGACGGCGAAACCCGATCGTATCGGCTCAACTCGCTGTATACGCCCAACGGTTGGGATCCGTCCTTCGGGCAGCTCGCGCAGGAGTGGACGAAGGCGCAGCGATCGACGGCGAAGCTGAAGGTCTTCGTCAATCAGGCGCTCGCTCAAACCTGGCAAGAGAAGGGCGAGGCGCCGGAGTGGGAACGGCTCTATGAGCGCCGCGAGGACTATCCGATCGGCCGCGTGCCGGAGGGCGCCGCGTTCATCGCCGCCGGCGTCGACGTGCAAGCGAACCGGCTGGAGGGTTACGTCTGGGCGTTCGGCCCGGGGAAAGAGAGCTGGCTCGTCGAGCATCGCGTGCTCGAGGGCGATCCGTTCAACAAGGCGACGTTCGCACCGCTGACGACGATGCTCGGCGAGTCATGGAACGGCGCCGGCGGCGTGCAGTTTCAGCTCGCCGGCCTTGGCATCGACTCGAACTATGCGACCGAAGCGGTGCTCGATTGGGCGCGCACGGTGGCGGATCCGCGCGTCATGGTCGTCCGCGGCGACCATCACAAAAACTGGACCGCGATGCTCGGCGCACCGACGTTGTCGGATCGCCTGATCAACGGCAAGCCGGCCGGCGTGATGATGTGGCCGGTCGGCGGCGCGCTGATCAAGCAAGAGTTTTACGGCTTCCTGCGCCAGGCGGTGCCGCTCGACGGTCAACCGTATCCGGCCGGCTTCGTGCACTTGCCGAAGGTCGACGCCGAGGTCATCGAGCAGCTCGTCGCCGAGCATCTCGTGACGAAGATCGACAAGAAGGGCTTCCCGGTTCAGGAGTGGGTCAAGAAGAGGGACCGGAACGAGGCCCTCGATTGCCGCGTTTACGCGCACGCGGTCGCCGAGAAATTCGGAATGAGCCGCTGGACGGAAGCGGACTGGCAAGTCATCCGAGCGCAGCAGGGCATCGCACCAAAGACTCCGCCGCCGCCGCCGCCGCCGCGCAAGAGCGGCGGTTTCCTATCAACACCGCGCCAGCGGGCACGAGGATCTCGATGACGCAAAGCGATCTGGACAAACTCGAGAAGGCGCTCGCGAACGGCACGAAGCGCGTGACGTTCGCTGACGGCCGCACGGTCGAGTTTCAGAGCTTCGACGAACTCGTGCAGCGCATCGAATACGTCCGGAAGATGCTCGGCCAGGAAGGCGCGTCCCGAATCATCCAGACGAAGTTCGGGAAAGGTGTGCAGTGCTGAATCGACTCGACCGGTTCGTGACGTGGCTTTCGCCCACGCACGGCGCTCGGCGCGCGACCGCCAGACTGCAGATCGCGGCGATGGAGAAGGCGAAGGGCTACTACGACGGGGCGGACATCGGCCGCCGCGGATCGAGCATTCGTCGATCGCTAGCATCGGCGGACGTCATCACCGGACGCAAGGGCGCTACGCTCCGCGGCGGGTCGCTCGACCTGATCCGAAACAACCCGCACGCGCGGCGCGGCTGTGAGGCAATCGTCTCCAACGTGTTTGGCGAGGGGTTGATCCCGCGCTTCAGACGCAAAGGCGAGCGCGCGGTCGATCTCGACGAGCTCGCGCGCGCGACTCTCGACACGCCGCGGACTGACTACTGCGATCAACTCGACTACTACGGGCTTCAGGCCCTCTTCGGCGCGACGACCGTGCAGGGCGGTGAGTCGTTGGTGCATCGGGTATGGGATCGCAGTGCTGGCGATGTACCCGTGCGGTTCCAAGTCCTCGAGGCCGATTATCTCGATTCAAGCCGCGATACGGGCCGTACGAAGACGGGAGGCCGGATCATCCAGGGAGTCGAGTTCGACGCCAACGGCCGGCGGTCGAAGTACTGGATGTTCGAAGATCATCCGGGCGGCTCGTGGGTCCGGAGCACGACGAGCATCGCGATCGATGCGCGCGACGTGGCGCACATCTACCGGATCGAGCGGCCGGGCCAGGTTCGCGGAATCCCCTGGCTCGCGCCCATCATGCTGCGCATTGCCGATTTTTCCGACTACGAAGAGGCGCAACTGCTGCGGCAGAAGATCGCGGCTTGCTTCGTCGGCGTGAAGACTGATCCGATCAGCTCCGGGCCGGCATCGGCCACCTCCACGGCGGACGAACTGGAAAACATCGAGCCCGGGTCGTGGTACCGCGCATCGAACGGCTCGACGATCACGTTCGGTACGCCCCCGCCGATCACGGACTACAAGGACTACGCGAGCGTTTCGCTGCACGCCCTGGCCGCAGGGCTCGGCGTCAGTCACGAAGCGATGACCGGCGACTTGCAGGGCGTCAACTTCACGTCCGGCCGCATGGGTCGGCTCGAGTTCGAGCGCAACGTCAAGCGCTGGCGGTCCCATACGTTCGTGCCGCAGGGCTGCGACGTCCTCATTCGCTGGTGGCTCGAAGCCGCCGCCCTGGCGGGCGCCGACACGAAAGGCGTGACGGTGCGGCACAGTGCGCCGCCCGTCGAAATGATCTCGCCGCATGAGGAAGTCACGGCGCTGCGGGACGCCATGCGATCAGGTCAAAAAACGCTGCCGCAGGTCGCGGCCGAGCGCGGCATGGACGTCGACGAGCTGCTCGACGAGATCGAGGAGACGAACGAGATGCTCGACGCGAGAGGCATCGTGCTCGATTCCGATCCGCGCAAGGTCAGCGCTGCGGGCCTGACGCAGGCGCGCACGGGCGGTGGGCTTGCAATGCCGCCGACGGGCGATCCGCCGGACGAGGCCGATCCGCCGCCGGCACCGAGAGAGGGTGGCTTCAATGAGTGATCTTGTCGGCGCCCAAGCGATTGCCGCGGAACTGTCACGGCTCGCCGGTATCGCCGTATCGACCAAGCAGGTTTACCGGTTGGCCGAGCAAAACCGCGGCCCAATTCGAGCGGACCGTGAGCGGTGGACCATCCGTGCTGACGCTGCGGCGCTCGAGGAGTGGTGGGCAACGGCGCGTTTCCCGAAAACTTTCGGGAATCGTTTGAGGAACATGGCGCTTGGCGGGCACCGTGCGCTCGTGGGCAAGCGTAAACAGATTGATATCCGCGCGGCAGCCGGCAAGAGCGGCGAGCTCCGCGTCGTCGGCATGGTCGGCGACGGCGAACTCACGACGCAGGCATTTCTCGACGCGGTCAAGAACCTCGGCGACGTCGACACGATCCAGCTCGTCATCAACAGCGATGGCGGGCTCGTCAACGACGGGCTCGCGATTTATCACGCACTGCGCACGCATAAGGCGAAGGTGCACGTCGAGATAGTCGGCGTGGCCGCGTCGATGGCGTCTGCGATTGCGATGGCCGGCGACAAGATCAGCATGGCCGAAGACGGTCTGTTCATGCTGCACGACCCCTGGGGCGGCGGCGTAGTCGGCAATGCCGACGATCTGCGCGCCGCAGCCGATCAGCTCGACAAGTACGGCGAAAGCATGGCCGGGATCTACGCGCGCCGGACACCCTATAGCGAGGCTCAGATCCTCGAAATGATGGGCAAAGACGGCGGCGCCGGAACGTGGATGAACGCCACTGAAGCGCTCAAGGCCGGCTTCATCGATGAAATTCTCGCGCCCGCACAGGCGCGGCTCCCGGCTCTTCCTGCCGCCGCGCTCGCGAAACGAATCACCGCACGTCCATCTGCCCAAGGAGGCAAGACCATGAAGTTCGCAGCCAAGCTGCTCGCGTTGATCGCGGCTCTCGTCAAGGCCGACACGACGAAGGAGGACGTGATCGACGACCTCGCCGTTCAGTCCGAGATGACCGTCGACGACGTCAACAAGGTTCTCGAGGGCAAGGCGTTCCCGACGCTTGCTCAGGTGCGCGCGTTCGCCGACGTGCTCGGCTCGAGCACCAAGGAACTTCGTCCGCTCGCCGAGGCCGACGGCCACAAGTTCGAGGCGACGAAGCCGAGGACGCCTCCCGCACAGGCGCCGGCGCTCGGCCAAGTGCCCGATGTCGCAGGAGCCGTTCGCGAAGCGCTCGCGGCCGATCGCACTCGCATCGTCACGATCCAAGCGGCCGGCCGACAGCACGGCCTGCCCGATGACGCAGTCGCGCAGATCGTGGCTGCGTCCGTCGATGTGGCCGCCGGCAATGCGGCCATTCTGGCCTGGCTTTCCGATCCCAAGAACAAGCCCCGCATCAACTCCGGCTCCGGTAGCGTGATGCCCGGCGAGGACGAGCGCACCAAGTTCGTCGCGGGCGCGACGCAGGCGTTGCTGATGCGCGCGGGCGCCGAGAAGCGCGAAGCCGGTAACGAGTTCTACGGCCGATCGCTATGCGATCTCGCCGAGACTGTGCTCGCTCGGCAGGGAGTCTCGACCCGCGGCCTGACGAAAGACGGGATCGCGCGGAAGATCATGGCGTCGCACACCTCGAGCGACTTCCCGCTCTTGCTGGCCAACACGGCCGGCAAGGTGCTGCGCAACGCCTACACCCTCGCGCCGGTCACGTGGAATCGGTGGTGCAAGAAGGGCTCGGTGTCGGACTTCAAGACTGCCAGCCGCCACACGCTCGGCTCGTTCTCCAGCCTGCTGACCAAGGTCGAGGGCGGTGAGTACAAGCAAGGGACGATGTCCGAAGAGCGCGAAACCATCACGGCCATCACGAAGGGCCGATTCCTGCAGATGAGCCGCGAGATGGTCGTGAACGACGACCTCGGCGCGTTCGTCGACAACTCCCGGAAGATGGGGCGAGCCGCTGCGCGCACCGTCGAGTCGGACGTGTACACGCTTCTGACCAGCGCTTCCGGCGCCGGCCCGACGATGTCGGATACGGGCGCGTTCTTCAACGCGACCGCAATCACGACCGCGGGCGGTCACGCCAATCTGACCAGCTCCGGCACGGCGATCAGCGTCGCGTCGATCGCGGTCGGCGAGGCGGCGATGATGGCCCAGAAGGATAAGAGCCTGCAGGACTTCGTGATGATTCAGCCGCGCGTCCTGCTTTGCGCTCCCGGCAAGAAGCAGATCGCGTGGGAGACGGTCAACTCGTTGACCGACGTCGCAAGCTCCAACGCCAACAAGAAGAACTACGTGCAGGCGCAGATGAACCTCGAGGTCGTCTCGAGCCCGTACCTGACCGGCAACCCCTGGTATCTGTTCGCCGATCCGGCCGACGCGGAAGCGTTCGAGGTCGCGTTCTTGGACGGCATCGAAGAGCCGTTCATCGACGAGGAAGTCGAGTTCATGACGGACGCGATGAACATGAAGGTCCGTCTCGACTACGGCATCGCGGCGATCGACTGGCGCGCGGGCTACCGCAACGCGGGCGCGTAAGACCGAAAAGCAGGCGCGTATTCAACACTTCTGAGGTGATCGCACTATGACGACGAAGCTGGTCCAGGAAGGCAATGTCATCGACTACATCGCCGGAGGCGCGATCGCCGCGGGCGCGGTCGTCGAGCTGAAGCACAACATCGGTATCGCGCTGAAGGCCGCGGGGGCCAGTGGCGACGTGATTCCGGTCGCGGTCGAAGGGTGCTTCACCGTGCCGAAGGTTTCGGCGGCCGTGTGGGTGGCTGGCGAGAAACTGATCTGGGACACGTCGGCGGGTGCGTTCGACGACTCGGCCGCGACACCGGCCACCGGCGACATCACCGGGGCCGTCATGGCCCTGAATGCCGGCGCGAATCTCGAGACCACGGCGGTCGTCAAGCTGACGCCGGGCAACAACACGCTGACCTAGCGCACGCATGGAGCTCTTCGAGGACGCCGCGGCCTCGATCGTCGACGCCCTCGGAGAGCCCTTCGTCTACTTCGACGGCGAGCAGACCGTCGAGATTACAGCGGTCCCGAGCAGCGGCTGGAGTCGGATCGAAGCGATTCGAGGCCCAGCCGTCAGTTCGAGGCGCCGTGTGATTCAGATCACAAGCGCCGCGGTCGCCGAGCCCAAGCAGGGCGACCTCGTGTTCCGTGGCGAGCTCGCCGAGTTTGAGGGGACGTTCGACTTCCAAGTCGTGGATGCTCAACCCGATGACGAAGAGACGACGTTCAACCTTGTGCTGAAGGTGTACGAGCAGTGACGCATCCGCGGAAGCAGATCCGCGACGCAATCAAAGAGCGGCTTGAGGGGCTGGAGCTCGACGGATTGGAGCTCAAGCCGTTCGCGAATCGCACGCAGAATTTTGATCCCAGCGAACTGCCAGCGGTCTCGGTGCTCACGCCCGAAGAAACGAGCGAGCGAGCGGACAAGTCTGGCGCGCTGGCTCGTACTCTGTCCGTGCTCGTTGTGATCGCGATCAACGCCGAGACGGCCGAGGACGCCGACGACACCCTCGATGGGTGGGCCGAGGTTGTCGAGCTACGACTCCAGCCGGTTCCGATTGGCGCGGCGCGGCAGATCACGCTCAAGGCGACGTCACTCGATCTCCCGGAGGTCGAGGCTGGCGAGCTCTGGATCGGCTACCTGGCAATGGAATACGAAGCGTTCGTTCTTTAAGTCACCCGTACACAGGAGTCCACAGCAATGGCTGCAATTTCAGTCACCGCAGCGAACGTGCTGCGCGTCGACGGCGAAGTCGTCAACGGCTTTCTCGCTGGCGCCACGATCACGGCCGGTCAGGCTGTCTACGTCGATTCGAATGGCGCGGTACAGGTCGCGACGAATGCGACGTCTGCAGGTTCTGGCGTGGGCGCGCAGCTCGTTGGCATTGCGCTGAACGGCGGCGGCTCCGGTCAGCCGATTCAGATCTTGAAGCCGGGCGGCACGGTCAACATCGGCGGCACGGCGGCGGTCGGTAAGCAGTACTGCCTCGGAACGGCCGGCGGGATCATCCCGGTCGACGACATCGCCGGCACGGAGTTCGTCACGACGGTCGGCGTCGGCCTCACGACGGCGAACATCAAGCTCGGCGTCAACGTCAGCGGCGTTCAAGCGGCCGGCGCGGTCTCGTAACAGGGAGCAGCAACCACCATGGCAAAGAAACTCGGCCACGAATACAAGATGTTCGTGGACAACGGCAGCGGCACCTACAACCCGGTGGCGGGCGAGGTGTCGACCAATCGCGAAGCGTCGACCGGTTTCGTCGACACGTCGTCGAAAGGCAGTGGTCAGTTCGCGACGAAGAAGCCGCTGCGCAAGGATCTGACCATCACGGTCGAAGGCAAGAAAGACTTGCCCGACCCGAACGGCCTCGAGCGCGTCTACGCGCTGCAGAAGGTCTACCCGCAGGTCGCGGCGAACTGGCAGATGCGACGGGACCCGTTCAGCGGCAGCGATATCGTGTTCGCCGGTTCGATGAACATTGGCAACTTCAACGACCCATTCCCGGATCAGGAGAACGCGACGTTCTCGTTCCAGCTCACGTGCGATACCGCGCCGACGGTTGACTTGGTGGGCTAATGGCCGAGCAGGTAGCCATCAATGCCGATCGCGGCGAGGTCGGTCTCACGCTCGACGGTCGCGTGTACCCGATGCTACCGACGTTTGCTGCAGCGAACGCCATCGAGTCGCAGCTTGGTGCGGCGTCATCGCTGTTCGCGCGCCTCATGAAAGGCTCGGAGCAGCTTCCGACCTGGCACGAACTGGCCGTCATCGCGACGGAGTGCATCAAGGCCGCGGGGCGCGATCGGAACGATTCGATGCTCATCGCCTACAACGTCGAGAAGGTCGGCGAGATGATCTATGCCGAAGGGCTCAGTGACGATCTGCTCAACGCGTTCGTCAGCATCGTCGGCAACATGGTGAGCGGCGGCACGAACCGAAAAAAAGCGCAGGCCGCGGCCGCGGCGACGACGGAGCCGACGAGCGAATCCCCTACCGCCAGCTGATGGGCGACATTTGCGACGCCAAGAACTGGACGCCGGATGCGTTCTGGCGCTGTACACCCCACGAGTATATGTCGATCGTCGAGGCGTCCCAGCGAAGGGCCGATAGGAGTTAGCGCGTGGATCGAGAAACCATCGAGCGGCTGCTAGTCACAATCGAGGGCAGCTCGGATCTGCTGCGCCAAGAGCTCAAGAAGAGCGGCGCCGACGTCGGGAGCTGGTCGCGGTCCACTGAACAGCAAGTAGGCAAGGCCGATGCCAGCTTCAAGAAAATGGCCGCCACGCTACGCACGACGCTTGGCGTATTCGGCATTGGCTTCGGCGTCGCCGAGATCGCCAACTTCACAGCGAGCGCGATTAAGTCCGCCGACGCGATCGGCGAGACGGCTCGCGCTGCGGGATTCGGCGCCGAGCGGTTCCAGCGGCTGTCGTTCGTCTTTCGGCAGAACGGCGTCGAGGCTCAAGAGTTCGAAGCCGCGATGCGCTCGGCGAACACGCGCCTCGGCCAGTTCATCACGACCGGCGCTGGGCCTGCTGCCAAGGCGATCGAGCAGCTCGGACTCAAGCAGCGAATCCTCAGCGGCGAGATTCGCACGAACGAGCAATTCTTCGACGCCGCCGCCGAAGCCATCAGCAAGGTCGACAACGCGGCACAACAAGGCGCTCTGTCGGCCGCGATCTTCACTCGCGAGGTCGGCGGAAAAATGGCGCCGGTATTCGCTCAGGGCGCGAAAGCAATGAACGACGCGGCTGCTGCCGCGACCGGGATTTTCAACGACAGCACCGTGCGCCAGGCCGACGAACTCGCGGACGCATGGGAGCGTATTGGCTCGGCGGCTGGTAACTGGGCGAAGGCCCTCGCCATCTCCCAGGCCCACAATATCGGCCGCGGGCTCGGGATCGATGAGCTTCAGGAAACTGACCGCGGCGAATTGGAGCGGTTGCAGGATGTCATCCGAGCGAACGAAGGCAGCACCTTTAACACCGAAGCCAATCGCCAAGGGCTAGCAAGGGTGCGCGAGCGAATCGCGGAACTGGAGAGGAAGCTCAGATACGAGGAGCTCATCAACACGCCGTTCATCACGACGCGCCGCGTGGCTCCCGACGACGGTCTCTCGGAGATCAGCGTCCTCGGTGGAGCTCGAGCGCTACCGGAGACGGCCGACGTGTTCAAGCAGTGGCAGCGAATGTGGTCGGACGAAGGTTTGAAAGAAGCGTCCGCGACGATCGCGAAGATGCCGGAGGATCTGAAGAAGCTGCCGCCGGAGTTCAACAGCGCGGTCGCCGCACTCGATCAGTACAACAAAGGCCTCAAGGAAGCGGAGAAAGAGCAGAAGCAGCTCGCGAGCGCGATTGAGCATGGCCTGCAATCCGCCATTGCCAGCGCGCTGCGCACGGGCCGGCTCGAGTTCAAAGACTTCCTGCGCGATCTCGCGATTGATCTCGCTTCGAGCGCGATCGCGAAAGGGCTGATGAGCATCTTCAGCCCGGCCAGTGGTGGTGTCGCGGGATTCTTCGGCGGTCTCTTCGGCGGCGGCCGTGCAAGCGGTGGCCCCGTGCAGAAGGGCAAGGCCTACCTCGTCAACGAAGGCAAACCGGAACTGTTCTGGCCCGGCATGTCCGGGTCGATGATCCCGGTGGGCGCGGGCGGCGGGAACGTGACGATCTACAACAGCGTGACCGTCAACGGTCGCAGCGAAGACGCTAAGGAGACGGCTGCGATGGCGAACCGAGCGATGGCCGACTCGTCACGCCAGACCGTCGCGAAGGTCAAAGACTTGATCCGGCGGCGGCAGCTCTAGCGATGGCGGTCATTGCCTTCCCTTACTTCGCCCCGCAGGGCGATGGCATCACTGACGTTTGGAAGCAGCGCACGATCAGCACGCGCCAGCGGTCTCCGCTCGTCGCGAGCTCGCGGACGCTTGAGCGGCCGGGCTCCGAGTGGGTATGCACGCCACGGTTCAACAACCTCGACGGCGTCAAGCGCGCGGTTGCACAGCAGTTTCTCGCGAACTGCCGCGGCTTCGGCTCGCGCTTTTACATGCCGACGTTCTATCGCAACCGCGGCTCGTTCCCCGCGACCGAGATCCTTTCCAACAACTACTTCGCGAGCGGCATTGGTACTTGGGCCGGCGGGTCGGATATATCGCTGAGCGTCATCGATGGGGCACTACACGGAAAAGTTCTCGAGAGCGGGCAAACGACGACTACGAGGATCATGCCGCACGGTTCGACATTGACGACCGTCACGCAGTACGCGCCACACGTCTTCCGCGCTCTGGTAATTCCAGGAGTTCCTGGATACTCGACTGCTCGACTACGACTGACGGACAGCACTGGCGGAGGAACGGCTTACGTCTCCGGCGCCGATACGGCGGTTCCGGCGTTTATGACGCTTGCGCATACGCCTTATGTGACAAGCATTTCTCCTCAGATTTTGGGAATAACACCAACGTCCGGAAGTTCCGTGTATGTTCCATGGGCCAGCCTTGCCCGCTGCGCGCTCGTCGACAACGGACCGAATCTGTTGCTTCAGTCGGACGAGTTCGACACGTCATGGACCGCGACGAGTGCAAGCGTTGACGATCAATCAGCCGGAACGACAGACCCAATTGCGACGTCGACTGCAGACTCGATTATTGAGGATGGCTCTAGCAGCTATCACTTCGTTAGCCAGGCAGTAACCGTCGCAAGCGCCGCGGACGACTACGCGTTTAGCATCGCGCTGAAAGCCGGCGCGCGATCCTTCGCGTGGATCGAAATGTCCGACGGTACGCATACCGTTATCTGCTACTTCAATCTCACCACCGGCGCGATCGGTACGCCGACATCGAGTGGCGCTAACTTCACTAACCCGCGGGCTGTCACGAGAGATCTCGGGAACGGTTGGTGGCATGTAACACTCGTGGGCCGGAAGGCGAGTAGCTCTACGACGGTGACGTGCCGAGTCGGGCTTGCCACGAACATCTCGACGGGAAATTATGCCGGCGACGGAACTTCGAATATCTACGCCTGGCGCGCCACACTCGCGCAGTCGAGCGTCCCGACACGACTTTCAGCAACCACGACGACCGCCACCACGGGCACATCCCAGACCGGCTCCGGGCTCTACCTCAAGGGCTTGCCGGCGAGCACGAACGGACTGCTGCTGACGGGCGATTGGGCCGAGATCATCACGGGCACGACCAGCCAAGCCGTGCGTGCGCGCGCGCCATTGAACAGCGACGCAGCAGGTATTGGATATTTTCAGTTCGAGGCGCCGCTGCGCACATCCCCAGCGGATGGCGCGGCCGTGATCGTCTGCAATCCGCTGATCCGCGCGAGTCTCGATCAGAAGGATGTCGAGTGGACCGAGCACGACGACGGCTTTTCGAGCCTGGAGTTCTCGGCCGTTGAGGACCTCGCGTGAGTCGCGGTCTCAGTTCTCCCAACGCGACCGCGGCAACCGCGCGCCACGTTCGTCCGATCACGTTCGTCGAGTTTCAATTCGCCTCTGGCACGCTGCGCCTGCACAGCGGTGTCGGCACTTACACGTGGGGCAGTAACGACTGGCTCGGCATCGGCTCGCTAGGTTCAATGAGCGAGGTCGAAGAGACCGAGGCGCCCGGCGCCGGCTACAAGGTCTCCTATCAGCTCTCCGGTATTGACAGCACGATTCTGACCGAGGCGCTGGGCGAGCAAATCTACGGGCGCTTGGTTATCCGGTACGAGGGGATGCTCGACGACAACGGCCAGCTCGTCGACACGCCGCACGAGCTTCGGCGCGACTACATGGACGTGATGGAGATCGCGCGCGGGGGGGAAATCGACACCGTCACGCTGCACTGCGAGAGCGAGCTGATCCGCGATACACGACCACCCGGCGCGATGTTCAGCGACGAGGACCAGCAAGTTCTATTCGCTGGCGACACCGGCTTTCAGTACTTGGCGAAGCTAGAAGACGCTCAGATTCACTGGGGCCCCGGTGGCGATCCCGTGACCACGCCCGGAGGGCCCTACCACACGCCGTGGTATGACCCGGGATTCTACGACCCGGCCAATCCATGAGTCTGGCTTACGAGCTGCTGCAGCGGCACGAGGGGCCGCTCGTGTGGGGCGTCAACGACTGCGTGCAATTCGCGGCCGCAGCGGTGGAGCACTACGGCGGCTGGAAGCCGGCGCTCCCGTTCTATTCGAACGAGCGCGAGGCCGTGCGAATCATCGCTGAAGGCGGTGGACTTGAGGCGCTCGTGACGCAGGCTCTCGGTGAGCCGATCCACGCGAAGGACGCGCAGCTCGGCGATGTTGTGCTGGCCGTGTTTCGCGACACCGGCCCGATGCTGGGTGTCGTCAACGATCGGCTGCATTTCTGGGTTCGGTCGGTGGCCGGCGAGCGCGGCGGGTTTCTGCCGCTCAAGCTCGAGCTTGCCAACAGGGTGTGGGCATGCCGGTTGCAGTAGCCGCTTTCGTCGGTTGGATAGGCTCGCTTGGTGCGGGAGTGGCCGCGACGTTCGGCGCCACGCTGGCGGTCGGCAGCGCGGCCGCGATTGCCGTGGGCT